GTTCGACAACGACAATTGATATCACCACGACTGAGCCCGACATGATCTCGCTTCCGAGCGATTTCCAGTCGATGCGCCGCATGAGACTTTCGAGCGTAACGGGCAAGCCATGTCTTGAATTCAAGTCCGGCACGCAAATGGACGAATACCGATTTTTGATCTCCAACGTCATAGCCCAGCCGCGCTACTTCACGATATTCGGCGACGAAATCGAATTGGCCCCGACGCCGGATCAAAACTATACCCTCGAGATGGTGTATCGGCAGAACATTCCACCTCTGGCGCTCAATGATCCGAATTGGCTGCTGACCCTTGCGCCCGATCTGTACCTTTATGGCGCGTTGCTCGAATCCGCGCCTTATATCAAGGAAGATGCCCGCATTCAGACTTGGGGACTAGGATTCAAAACGGCCCTGGATGAATTGAACAATCTTGGCCTGACTTCGACCTTCAACGCCTCTCCGTTAACGGTTCGCATTTCTGGTCAGACACCATGACGACATGGACGCCAAAGGCCCAACAAACCGAGACTTGGACACCACGAACTATCCAGGCCGAGACATGGACGGTTGAGCCGCAGTTTCCGCAGCGAGTGTTCAGTCCGTATGTTTTTTCCCGACGCCCGGTTTTCGATACTGGAGTAACTCCCGGAATTTGGGACATTGAGCCATAATGGCAACCGTAACCGTCAAGCACGCCACAAAGACCAATGCGGCGGCCGATCCGCAGGCTTTGGTGGATGGCCCGACGTGGGATAACGATGCTCATGTCGTGACCGGGCTGGATCAGGTTGACAACACCTCGGATATTAACAAACCGATTTCGACTGCAACGCAAACAGCCCTCAGTGCCAAGCTGACGGTGTTCAACGTGTCGGCTTATGCCAGCATGCAGGCCGCGGTTAATGCTGCGAATGCTGCAACCGGCGGCGTTGTCAATGTGGACGTTCCGGTCAATCTCGGCTCGGGTTCGGTCGGCCTCACGCTCGACAATACCACTAATGTTCGGGTCACTGGAGCTGGCGCGAACGGTAACGGTGTTATAGGCCAAGCGATAACCTATAGCGGCACCGAGACGATGTTCTCGGCCAAGGGATCGATCGGACTTGAGGTGGATCATTTCGTCGCGACCGCGCCAAACGCCGCTTTCCTGATCGATTTTGCGACCGGCTCATCCACCAATACGACCTTTCCGCAAGTTCACGATGGCGTGCTTAATGGTAAGGTCGGCACGACAATCATCATCAACAACGTCAGCACGGTTTGCCCGAAATTCTACAACCTCACAATTGAGGGCGGCTTAACCGGCATTCGCGGTGTCGTGGTTACCGGAGGCATCGCGGCTGGCCAATATGCGGTGAAAACCTCTATCGACAATTGCATCTTTCAATCGAATTTGACCAACGGCATTCAGGGGGCAACGGATTGGACGGTTTCCAACTGCACCTTCCAAGGCAATGTGATCCCCTACGCCGCAGGCTTCGCCGGCACCGAAATCAGTATTTTGTGGACCGGCAACCACATGAGCGAAACAACGGGATTGGTCAACCAGATCACGACCGGCGCTCAGGTCTTCACCTCGATTGGGAATTGGTATCAGCCGGTCGGAGGCGCCGCGATCACGCACACCGGGACTGGCGGTTCGGTTATCTCAATCGGCGATACTCATTCCGGGACAGGAACTTTCGTCAACATTGGAACGGCTACCAATTTACTGACGATACAAGGCTTCAACCCGGATAGCGCTGCATCGACGGCTCCGAGTATTGTTGGCACAGCGCTTATTTCGAACGCCCCAGCTTTCGTTGCCTACGGGGGGATGGTGATCGGCGGCACGGTTGTCGCGAGCCCTCTTACCGTTAACTCGGTCGGCAACGGTGCGGCGCCTGGCAACGCGCTGTCGATCCTCGCAAGCGATTTTGCGACGAACGGGGGCGAAGTTTTTATCAGCAAGGATTCGGGTGCAGCCTCGGCGGCTCACATCGCGGCTTCCGACAATGGCGCGGTTTGTCCCGTCATATTCGATAGTGGCACTGTCCAGATAGGGGGCACCTTAGCTGGCAGACGTAGCGGCGCTCTGCTGCTGCACGGCGCTACCAGCGGCGATACGACAATAACCACCGATGCAATTGCGTCAGGAACGGCGAACGTCAAGGCCGGAACCTACAATTTCGTTGGCGATACACTTACGCAAACAGTGTCTAACAAGCTGTTTGGCACGGCATTCGGCTACGCAACCGGGGCCGGGGGAGCGGTTACGCAGATCACCAGCCGAACTACGGGTGTTACGCTCAATACCGTGAGCGGAGCGATTACGCTTTTTACGGCTGCCCCGGTCGTCGGCACAATGGTTTCGTTCACAGTGACTAACAGTTCAGTCGCGGCCACAGATACAATTATCGTTTCGGTGAAATCGGCGACAAACACTTATCTGGTTTTTGTGACCGCAGTGGCGGCAGGCAGCTTTCAGATCACCATCGATTCCGTCGTCGGTACTACATCCGATGCGCCGGTGATAAATTTCGCCATCATCAAAGCGGTCAGTTCCTGATGCCACTCCTTCAGCCCGGCGCCTATTTGCCCGATATCAGCGACTACGAAGGACAGGCCACGAAGAATATATTGAACGTGGTTCCGAGGGGGGACGGTTACGGGCCGTTCCCGGATTTTTCGGCCTATACCGCAACATTGCCCGGAACGTGTCGGGGGGCATTCTACGCCCTGAAATCCGATGGTTCGGTCATTACGTTCGCTGCGACCTCAACGAAACTTTACAAGCTCAGCAATACAGATTTCACATGGGGCGATGTTTCTCTAGGGGCGGCAACCTACAGTGCGCTCACGGCATCGGCAAACTGGCAGTTCGCTCAATTCGGCAATCTGGTGTTCGCGACACAGGCCAATGCTCTTTTGCAAGTCTTCGATCTGTCGTCGTCAAGCGCGTTTGCCAATTGTGCGGGCTCGCCCCCACAAGCCGCTTATGTCAGTATCGTTGAGCGCTTTCTGGTTCTCTCGGGGCTGTTGTCCAATCCCTACCGTGTGCAATGGTCGGGCTTGAATGCCACTACGACATGGACCTCGGGCGTTAATTCGTCCGATTTTCAGGACTTTCCTGATGGTGGAATCGTCCGAGGTGTTGCAGGAGGTGAAGGCGGTATCATCTTTCAGGATCAGGCGATCCGCCGCATGTCCTATGTGCCGGGCTCTCCGATTATATTCCAGATCGAGCGGCTGACACAGGATAAGGGATTGTATGCGCCTTATTCGATCATTCGGGCGGCTGAGAAGATTTTCTTCTATGCCGGCCAAGGCTTTCACAAGATAGAACCCGGCGGCGTGCCCGAGCAAATCGGACGGGAGAAAGTGGACCGTACATTTCTGGCCGATCTCGACAAGGGCAATCTGCAACTGTTCATGGGCGTGGCGGATCCCCGTTCAACCCGGATTTACTGGGCTTACAAATCGGTCTCAGGAACGGTCGGGACATATGACAAGCTATTGGGATATGATTTTCTGCTCGACCGATTTTTCCCAGTCTCCGTGACCGGCGAATATTTGTTGGGCATTTCGCAAACCGGGTTAACACTGGAAAATCTCGACACAATCTCATCTTCAATCGATGCCTTGACGCTTTCTCTGGATGCTTATGCGACCGCTGTTCAGCCGGAAGTAGCTCAATTCAATAGCTCGCATGTGTTGGGGTTTTTCCGTGGAAATAACCTGGAAGCAACAATCGAAAGTGCGGAGCAAGGGACGGACGAGAACGAGATTTTCATCCGCGGATTTAGGACAGTGACCGACGCCGCAACTCATTATGGCTCGGTCTCCTATCGCGATACGCAATTTGCGAGTGCCACGCCCGGGACGGAAATGCTGGTCAATGCCAGAACCGGACGCTGCGATGTCAGGCGATCAGCCAGGTATTCGAGGTTCAAGGTGCGCGTCCCGGCCGGCACGGCATGGACCTTCATGGCGGGCGTTGTTCCTGATGTAACCCCTGAAGGCACCTTGGGATGACGGCCTATGTTCCCGGCACCACGGAAACCGACCTAAGCAAGGTCATTCTTTCCTTACAGCAGGTAGCAGCGGGAAGATCAAATGCCGTGGGAACAGTGACCTTGGCGACTGGGGCCGCAACTACCGTTGTCACGACACAGACCGGGATATGCGCCTCCGGTTCGACCGTTAATCTCACTCCGACGACAGCCAATGCGGCTGCGGAATTGGGTAATGGCACGATGTATGTCTCTGCGGTGGGCAATAATACGTTCACGATTACGCACGCCAATTCCGCGACTACGGGGCGGACGTTTTCGTATGCCATTGTCGGTTGATCTGGTTTGCGTTGACCCCAAACAGGTGCATGAAATCTGGCCGCAGGCAAGACAACTCATCAAGACCGCCATCGAGCATACCG